TTTGTTCCCAAAGTCGGATCATCAGCATCTACTGTAGTAATATTATTTGCATTATCAGTAGCTTTTACTGTTACATTGTAATACCCGTTTGGTTGATTAAAACTGGAAGTATTCGGCGCTGTTACGGTCGCTTCATATTTACCAGTCTGATTATTTAAATTCAATGTCGTTGAGACACCGTTAATAATTACCTGTACTGTTTTTAAACTCATTTAAATTTTCCTTTCTTTATTCTCTGTTTACATCTAATTTTCTAATTAAATCTTTAATATTTATATCGCCGGTATATACCGCTGCATTAAAAAGGTTAATTATAGCTTCTAAAGCTTCATGAAATGAAATAATATACTTAAACTGCCTGGTTACTTTAGTAATGTTTATTCCATCAATTTCAACCAGATAAAGAGGAAATTCATTCACCGTTCCACCGTTAAATGTATCACTCACAGTATGTTCGGGTATTTTCCCATCATTTCCGCCTTTTAAAACTCTAATATCATGTGTTTCTGTTACTCCATTAGTCTCAAAATGTGAAACTATCAGATCATATCTTTTTTGACCAACTATACCGTTTGAAATGTTTACTTCTTCATATGATCCGGGAACAATACGATAAAATCTGCCCTGATTGACAAAAAGTCCATCGTACAACTTTAAAATGTTGTTGCTTACAGTTTCGCATCTTATTTCTTCTCCATATTTAAATACTCCTTCATAGCCAAACCAGCAGTGATGAAGATAAGCATCTACCGAAGCCTGAACATTAAAACCGTTCAGTGTTATACTTTCTAACATTTATTCACCCACCTTGTATTCAAATTTACAGTTTGCTGCAATATCATTAACAGTTACTTTTAGTATTTTTTTAGTAATCTGTTCTTTAAATGAAAGCTCTGTAATTTCCTCTTTTGCACCTACAATATCAAACAATGAAGCATCATCGCTTGAAAATACAGCTTGAACGGTACTGCTTCCATTTTCTTTTTCCACTGCCTCTACAGCCCCTTCAATAAGTGAAGTTTCATCATCTTCACTCGAATTATCATACAGATATGTTTTTCTGCAAAGCCCTTTATAATCATCATTTTTTGATGATGACCACGTTTTATCACTTTGAAGGTACAGATTAACCCTTAACCGCTCTGTCAATTCACCTTTTCCTAAAGCGATGATATGGTTATAACTGCTTTCAGGAGTCTGTGCGATCATTGTTATACCATACGATTTATCATATTGAAGCAGTTCAGATAAATCAACAATTGGAATAGCCTGAATATGCACTTTTCCATCATGAAACACAATATCAAGTCTTGATGGAATATCTGCTTTATAAAGCATTTTTTCAAGCGCATCTAAAAGATTCAGATCTCTAATTTGATAATTAACATTTATATCACTCAAGCCAACATTATCTACAGTAAAAAGACTATCGAAGTTGTCTCCAATAAGCTCATTTATCACACTGTTGGCCTCGCCTCTTGCTACAAAATACGCCTGACCTTCCGGGGGCTGTATGTACTCTTTTTCCAACATTCCTCTAAATGTTTTTCCAGTAAAGACAATTACATTTTTTGATGTATCGACCTTTTTACTGTCAATAATTCCACCGAATTCACTTTCCGATGAGTAAAATATAGAACCTTTATTAAATGCTTTATCCCATGCATTTATCGAAATTTCTAAAGAATAATCATTAGTCGCAGTTTTGAATTTTCCAACTTCAAAATCAATAGACGTATTTTTCAAAACACCGAGCTCCGTATAGTTGGAATCCGTATATATAAATTTCATTATATCCATCTTGGTTCACCACGCTTATCAAATATAACTATTTCAGCTTTAAATGTTCCATTCCATGTTGCGATACTAAGACCGGATGGAATTTTTGTAAAAAAATCGCCTCGCGATTTATCTCTGAAATTAAAAAGATTCCTTTTTTCACCATAATCTGAAAAGGCATATATTGTATTTTCCTCTGAGTTTATTTCCATGTACTCACCAGCACTTAATGTAGTATTTACCTGATAAAGTATTTCTCCTATTTTAATAAACGGATTACTGCATGGCCCGTAAACTCTTATGATAAAATCACTGTCTGCCGGGGAATCATTGATTATTTGAACTGCACCTTTTAAAGATGAATATACATACGGATAACAATAGCTGTACTGCTTTATACCTGTGTCATTCTTCGAATCACTGTACATTACCAGATTATATGTTTTTTCTTTAATCCAGTGCTGTTTTGGACAGTATATTCCTAATTCAATATTTGTTCTTGTCTGAATACCCGCAACACTTGTATTAGAAGATATTACATAGCATTTTATTTTATAATCCCCGTAATGAAGCGTTCCTGGTGTCTTAACTATACAATCATACTCAAATATATCGCATATTTTATTAAGCATGTTTTTTCTCTGTTCCAAACTGCCTTTCAATGTAAGGGTTATAGTATAAGTACAGTCACCCTTATCAATAACTGTAATATCATTTTCCTTGTTTGTATTCCATTTTCTCTGATGCAAATAACCGCTTGTTGGAAGTATATCGGCACCAATAAACTCCAGTACCTCATTTTTTGAATTTATATATTTTACCGTCATTCAAAAACAACCCCCAGTTCACGCAAAGCACGGGCAACTTCTCTATTGTTGAAATTCAAAACAGTTGTATCTTCTTTGTTTAAGATTAATTTCAACAGTTTAATGATTATTTGAAGCATACCGCTAAGCTCGCTGCTGTTTTCACTCATATCAATGTTACTGAATTCTAACCCATCAGCTGCGATATCTAGTGTATTTCTAGAAAGCTTATCCATTTCATTGTAAACCTCATCAGCACTTGCTTCGATACCTACTGCCATTCCTTTAGGAAGATACTTACCAACCTCATCGGCCATTACTCTGGATGGAGAATGTATACCAAAAAATTTCTTTATTCCTCCAACAATACCGTCAACGAATCCGCTTATTTTATCTAGTATCCAGTCTTTAACGTTCTTGATTCCTTCCCATAATCCTTTAACTACATTTTTACCGACATCTATCATTTTCGATGGAAGTGATTTAACACCGTTTACTACCCATGTTACGATTTTTCCAGCAGTTGTCTTTAGCCATGATCCCATTCCTGAAATACCGCTCCCCATTTGAGAAATAGCATTTTTCCCTAATGTAAACAGCTTACCAGGAAGAGAAAGTATCGTATTTACAATACTCTGAACCGCACCAAGGCCTTTTTCACCTAAAAATCCAAACATAGCAGAAATACCATCGCCTAAAAATGTCATTATCTGCCCACCTAGATTCAGCCACTGAAAAGCCATAAAAGTATCCCAGATTGCCTGTATAATCTGCGGTATATTAGCAACTAAAGTAGGAATCGCACTTAACAGCCCGGTAATCAGCTGCCATAATATTTCTGCCCCTTTGGCTAATATAGTTGGAAAATTTTCATTGATTATATTTGCAAAAGTAGAAATTATAGTAGGAACGTACTGTATTAAAATAGGTACAGCACTCACTATTCCACTTACCAGCCGGCTTAACAGGTCAAAGCCCATATTAATAAATTCAGGTGCTTTTTGAGCTAAACCGATACCAAAATTTTGAACAAACTGTAAAATCCGTGGAAGTACCACAGGTATATTTTTTACAAATCCATCAACAAGCCCGCTAAGCAGTTCATATCCCTTTTGAGCAAGCTGAGGAACTGCGGCAACAAGAGCAGTTCCAAATCCCGAAACAATATTAATAGCCATTGGAATTGCATTATCAAACAAAAAAGTTGATGCAGTTGATAGAAGATTTGACAGAGTACCGGTAACATCACCGCCAATAGCAACATTGCCTAAGAAATCCTGTGCAGCTGCTTTCATAGAAGCAAACGATCCGCTGAAAGTACTTGCAGCCTCCTTAGCAGTGGTTCCAGTGATTCCTAGATTGTCCTGGATAACTCCTATTGCAGTGTAGACATCCGCGAGATTACTTATATCATATTTTTGTCCGCTCAATTTTTGAGCATCAGACAACAGACGCTGCATTTCTTCTTTTGTTCCACCATATCCTAATTTCAGGTTATCAAGCATAGTATAATTCTGCTTTGCAAAACCTTGATATGCATTTTGGATATCCTGAATATTTGTACCGAATTTATTGGAATTGTCCGACATATCCCGCATTGCACGGTCAGCAGCAGCGGCAGCTTTTTCGGTGTCACCTTTAAGGCTTGAAATCAAAGAAGCAGAAAATGACGTTACATTTTCCATGTAGGCATTAGCACTTACTCCAGAAGTCTTATACGCCTCACTGGCATAAGCCTTCATTTTTTCTGCACTTCCCTTATAAAGTGTTTCAATACCACCTATGGACTGTTCAAGCGCTGCACCTTCCGTGAATGACGATGCAAGAACTTTCCCGATTCCAGCAGCAACGATTATCCCTTTAATTTTAGATGCGATTGAATTTCCGGCCTTTTCTCCAGCCTGATCCGCTTCATTTCCCATCGCATTTTCTAACGAACCCTTAATGCCGTTTGCCGAAGGTACAATCTGTACATATGCTTTTGCTAATTCTGTTCCGCTTGCCATACATCTGCCTCCTTCCCTAAAATTTTCAATTTTGCTTTTTCAAATTCTTCACCGCTTGAAAAAGATATATTTTCTTTAGCTTCGTTTTCAAACAGTGACTTAACGATCGATTTAGGCCTGTTAAATCCTTTCTGAGCATCTTTAGACTTTGTCCAGACTAATAATTTAAGGCTGTCCGCAATCACACCAAGAAGTACAGTTTCAAAAGGAACAGCAAGCCTGTTTTTTTTCATTTTTATTCTTGAATTTTCCCTCAGACCAACACAAAAAGTCGCGACCGTTAATACTGGAAGCGACTTATAATCAAATATACTGTATGTTTCAGCCAGATCACAAATAACTGCTGATTCATCAGTATTTATCATGTCGGCGAGGATAATTAGTTTTTTGTTTCTTTGCTTGAATCAATAATCGAAAAAATCTCCTCCTCCATTCTTTCAAGAGGAACTCTTCCATCCTTAGTCCTGCAGTGGTCTTTTAAACGATTATACTGTTTAATCCCTAACAGTCTTTTAGCAATACTAATCATTAAAATCGGATTTTTATCTACTTCTGCCATCATTTCAAGAAGTTCCCAGTCAATAAATTTTTCATTGATATTAAACTTAAACCCTGTTTTTGATTCACCTTTGATCATCTAGCATTCTCCTTATTCAGTATTTTTTACTAAGTATTCATAATGTGTTGCACCGTTTTGATCCGGAACAGCTGCAACAGTACATTCATAACCGACTGATTCATCATCTTTATAAACAATATCACCAATTTCAGTTACCGATGCGCACGGAACTACAATTCTTTTTAAAATTCCGCCTTTTAAAATCATTTCAAACACCCATTCGAACTGTTCAGGCTCATCGTTTTTTGCGGCTATTTTTAATCCAGATTCAAGGGTGCCGGTTACATTTTTACTGCCGTACACTGTCTTTAGAACATCTGTATTAAGCGATTCAATCAATTTAAACTGAAATGTATCCTCTTTGCTTGTTTGTAAAACCAGTACTACATCACCGCCCCATGCTTTCTGATTATCAGTTTCCGGACTGTTTGAGTTAGTTAATCCGTCATCAGAACAGTACCCCAATGATTTAAAAGCTTCATTTAAAGGTGTTTTTGCATCGGTTGGAATTTCTGTTTTTAACGGTGCCACACAAACAGCACCGCCAACAGATGGTTTTGAAGATGTTACATTACTTGCATCACTTGACATTTATTTTTCCTCCTTCACAAGTTAATAAAAACCGATATCATATACTGCCTGATACCGGTATTTCTTTTTGGCTGTATCTGTAAAATCATAATCGGTATTTAACCGGGAATATGATATTTCTTTGAGTTCAGCCAAGTCGTCCATTGCTTTCTTTACCTGCTCATTTAACAATGCAGCTTTATATCTGGTAGATGCATACGACTGTAGAAAAAAAGTGGCTGAGTTAGCAAAATTCACTCTTCCACTTCCTGTTTTGCCTATTACGACATATTCTTCGATATCCCTGTTTTCTAAAAAGACAGGAACAGCTAATTTTTTATTTAGATAATTTAATACAGTTTCTTCAATCACAGATTTCACCTCAGACTTTTAAGCAGTGTGTTATTTTTGTAGTTATCACTGATTGTTTTTCTGGTATTTGCTCTTACAGAGGCATTCACACGCGATTTTCCGGTAAATGTTGTTACTTCGTAGCCCACACCGCCTGCACTTTGACATGTTGCATTAGCATGCTCAAGGCACACTGCCATCATCTCTTTTGATTTCAGTAGACTTCCTACCCCTTTTCTGTTTAAAACAATTCTGGTTTTAGCCATATCTTTCCACCATTACCTTTTTATTCCAGCAAAGCGGAATATTTTCCTCTATTCCTTCAATAGTGAAACCGAGTACATGCCATCTCTTGCCGAAAAATATAACATCTTTATCTTCCCAAACGCTGTTGTCACATTTTGGAATTGCTAAAGTGTACACGGCTTTTTTTCCAGTCAGATCCTGAGCAGTGACAATATCATCAGAAGTTGACGGGGCAACAAGAACATTTTTTATGCACTTCTCGATTTCTTTATACACCGGCTCATTAAAACTGTCTTTACCGGTTTCAATCTTTTCAACTAAGATTACATTTATTCCTTTAATCCCCATATGTCCAGTACTCCTATCCTCTGTCTTTTAAGTCCCAATCTTGATAATTCACTTTTTTTAATAAACAGCCCTCCACCGGGTACAAGATATGTTCCTGAAGCGGTATATCCCAATGCCGACTGTGAAAACTGTTCCATAGGTTCGCTGTCAGTTGAGGTCATTAAATTTCTTGCGATAATGTCAACTGCAACTGATTTAACTACATTTTCATACACTTCGCCATTTTTTATCATTTCATCAAGGTCCTTTCCGACTTTTTTAGCTTCCTGGCGAAGAGAATCAGAAACAACCTCCAAAAGTGCTGAGGCCTTGCGTTCTTCTAAACTACTAAGATCTCTGAACAACAGCGAAATATCCTTTAATGTAACGAAAGGCTTCATCATCTTTCACTTCCTTATCCTTCAGTTTTTAAAATTCTGGCAAAAGCATTCTCGTCCATGATAGCCCAACCTAAATAAACTTCTGACCGGATAAAAATCTGATTATTTCCTTTTAAATCTAATCCTGTATTATCAGGATCACCATAAGGAATCACATCCATTAGGATTTCTTTAGCAATACCGTATTTAAAATAGTTTGCAAAATCACCAACAATTGCCAAATCCTTAGAATCATTAAATGCAACTGTTGAATTGACATCTACGGCTAAACCGCGTAATGCTGAAGTATTACTTCCCCATCCTAATTCTGGAAATTTGGCAGCTCCGTTTTTATACTCGAGTTCACTTAATGAAGTTCTGAATGCTTTTGCTATTGCAAATCCCGAAACTTCAAAATCGTCTGATTCATCAAATAAGGCAATTGCCTTATTGATGTCCTTATCTTCTTCACCGGCAGTTGTTGTAACTGTAAGCGAACCATGATCGAAATGATTATCACCAATCAAGTTAGATGCTTCTTTTGTTCTTGGATTGATTCCATGCATTGCCATAATATCTAATCCTCGTGCAACTTTTTTAGCAAATCCCTCATTGAACGCTTTTAGAATATCAATTTTCTTTTCTTCAGTAGCATACATAAATTCATCTGAAATACGGATACCGTACTCGATTTTGATTGGAACCATTGTTTTAGTGCTGATATCTGCTGACCCTCTTGTTTTCTTTCCTGATTCACCAACGATATTCACTTCATCATCCATTGTAAAGATCATCATTTCTTTACCGTTGAAAGGAAGCGGCTCTTTTTTAGCAAGATTAGCTAATGATGAGTGACCTCTTACCTTTGAAAAAAGATCAGTTACTAATTCTGGTGTAAAAACTGTTTTATAATTTTTAACTTCTAAAATTTTTCCTTCTGACATTTCTAATAACCTCCTAATTTTTTGGCCATTTCTTTATAACCGTTTTCTAATTTTAATTTTTTTTCATCTTCTGCTGTCATAGTATGTTCTGACGATGCTAAAGGCGGAGCAGGGGAATACAGACCGGATAAAAGCTCCGCATCCGCTCTTATTTCATCTTCCGTTGTTCCTTTAAGTCTGTCCTTTAGTTTCAAAGGAATACCCATATCAATTGCCACTCTCGTTTTTACTGAGTCGGTCTCATAATCAGCAATTTTTTGAATATAACCCTCGATTTCACTGCTATACTGACTGTCTTTATCGCTGATTGACTGATTTAATGTATCAATCTTACTTTGATAATCACTTTTGATAGTTTCCAAATCTTCCGGCGAAGTATATCCCTCGAATTTTTTTAATATATTTCTTTCTTTTTGTTCAAGGCGCTCTTTTAAACGCATTTCAAATTCTTCCTGTGTTGTAATTGCTTTAAATTCTGACATTTCTAATAACCTCCTAATTAACCGTTTAGTGTACGTAAATTTAAAATAATAAAAGCATCCATAAAATAGATGCTTTCGTTAATAATTAACACGTTGTTTCTTTTTTTCTTTAGCTGATGCACATAGCCAGTGTGCAAGAACAGCACTGTCCATCAGTGCTATTTCATGTTCTTCAATTAAGGCTTTATATCCAAAACCGCCATTCGTTCCAATAGCACGCTTAATGCAGTTTGTAACGACCTGTCTTAATGATTCCTGCCCATTATGGCATATATTTTTTAATGAAGTTATGCTCTGTTCAAACATGTTGTTGGCTACTATCACGTCTTTTACTTTAGGAAGCACAATTTTTATTTTTATACCGTACTCCTTAAGGTCCTTTTTTAAAACGTCTTGAGCTCCTGCTCCGTCAACTGCAATTTTTTCTATATCTGCATTTTTTAAAAAATTTATGATCCACAGATTTCCGTTTCTCTGACTTTGACAGTCTATGGATTCAATAAATATCTTATCATCTGTTTTGGTTGCTATAGATAATGCAGCATGTCGTCCGTCAGCTCCAAATTTTATTCCAACAAACAGTTTGTTTTTAAAATTCGGTATTTTACTTATTTTCAATGAATCCCATTCATTTTCAGTAAACAGGGATTTTTGTGAATATGACAGCCAGTGACCTAACCTCTGAATATTAAAATCGACATCATCAGTCGTATTTTCATTTTCAATAACTCTTTCTGTAAGTCCTTGCCCTAAAGAGGGATTTGTCTCATACCATGCTTCTCTGTTCTTTGGATCCTGCATCGTATCAACAGACCATTCCGCCCATCCGGTATTTTTCGAAAAACCGCTTAATACCTTTTCTCTTATTTTCTGGAATACTGTACCATGCGAAATAGCTGTTGGCGGAGTACCCAGCATAATAATTTGAGGATTGGAACTCGCTGAAATAGTGTATTTCAACGCTGACTCCTGGTCAATAGTGTACTCCTGTGCTTCATCGATAATTAACAGGTCATATCCTTCACCCAGCCCGCCATTATTTGATCTGGTTCTAAAATTAATCATATGATCAAGTTTATAGGGCTTGTCATTCTCATCTAAAAGTCTGATATTTTCCTGCCCCTTGGCTTTTACCGAAGCATATTTAATATCCATACTGTCTAACAGATATGTAACTGTTTCCCAGACTGAATGAGACGTTGAGATAAGATGAGAGGTATAAATGATTTTTTCACCATTTTTAAGTCCCCATAAAATACGCATTATCACATCTTCAGTTTTACCGTTACGACGCGGTACCGCATATCCATAGGTAGAATGAACCCATAAGCCTTCATCATCATATGCCATAATATCGTAAATTAGCAGTTCCTGCCATTCCCGGGCAGTTCTGCCGGTTTTGTTGTAAATTTCAACTGCTTCTTTGCCTTTTGTTTTTTTATAAGGCAGCACTAACGAGGTTGTAGGAGTCTGACGGCCAATTCTTTTTGGCTCCATACCTTAACCTCCTATTTTTTTATTCCATAATATACTAAAAACTCATCAAATTCTTTTTTTGCGCGCTTTTTTTCTTCTTCACTAAGCTCTTTGCGCCCGGTAACTTCAAAAGCCGGCGGAGTACTGGTACGAACAATAAATTTATCATGATCGCTCAGTTCCTTATACCGTATTCCTTTCTGTTCTTCTGACAGCTTTCTCCATTCTTCTAGACTTAAGGTCATTTTACAGTTCCTCCATGAAAATATAATAAACACCTTTAATATGTCTCTTTTCCAAGACTATAAAACTGCTGTTTCTTTTATATAATATTTCCTGTTCTTTCTTATTGTATTTTATCAGGTTTCTGCCTCGACGACTAGTCCAGAACATCTGAACCTGTCCGTCGGGATTATACAATTCTTTTGAAGCAGTGGAAGATGTAAAATCTTTATACGTAACAGTTTGCCCCGGCTCATGATCAGATAAAAACTTATCTAAATCTGATGAACTGTAAAACTGAACTGATCTGCTGACCCTCCCTTTATAGCTGTCTAGTTTCTCCAATGCGGAATCTAGGTTTTTCACCAGTGTATTCTGCTCCTGATTTAATATATATCCATTTCTTAAACAGTCGTTGATAATATAAAAATCAGATGATATATGACTGTTTACCGCATACTGTTCCATATCTGTTAATCTTTTTTTATCAACTCTGTTTTCCAGGTAAAATCTTTTTCTTTCCTGAAAGGCATCCTGGTTCTGCCATCTCTTCGAATATACATCCTGAATTTTTTTTGATCCGTCACCAGGATCATATGAAACTGTACAGGTGCAGTTGGCGTGTCTTCTAAATACATTGTTACCGGTATTCCTTACATCCTTGTAGTTATAACTGCCTTCGACCTCACGACACCACTTGCACGCTTTTCCTCTGCAAATCCTTACTATTCGCGGACTTAACCCGCTTTTGTAATGAAAATCAGCATTCTGCTTTACAGAATCATCTACAGTTTTGCGACAGTTATTGCTTAATCCGTCTAAAAAACTTTTTTCTACACTGCTGTATTTATCACGTGTGCATACATAATTTATGATTGCCTCTGTTCTGGCTTTATCATACTCAGGTTTAACAGCATTTAATCCTATGCCGGCTTTTTTATTTAATGAATGTTGTACAGCACTGCACTGTGCTGCAATATCATCATGACTTTTCTTAAGCATGGGCTCGATTATTCTTTTTGCTATATTGTAATACATCCTGCTGTCGGGCAGCACATCGTCGCTTATATTGTGACTGAATGCACTTTCCAGACATCTGCCCAGTTCACCTGCATAATCATAGACATCTTCATATGCGGCATTGCCCTTTTTTACTTTTTCTAAAAAAGCATCCAGCTTTTTACTTGATGCTTTTTCATTTTCGTATGTACTTTTTATCCTCTCATACAATTCAGGTGCAATATCTTCCATTACTGTACGATCTCTCCTGCAGTTTTTCCGATTCCAGCATTTTCACTATAATCGATACCTGTTAAATCTCTTAAAGTATCCTTGTCAAAGAATCCCGGTACCGCCTGATTAATTTTAATAGCACCATCACCTATAACAGATAATGTAGACGAATCAGGCTCGAATAACGGTTCCCATTTAGCTTTTGACAAATAAATCTGGTATCTGTCATATTCATAATTATCTCTTAAACACGCAGCAAGATATCCGGCATTTAAAAAACCTACACTGAAAGTTTTTTGCGCTTTTCTAGCGATAAGCCTTAAATTTTCATGCTGCGCTTTTATAGCCTCAACACTTGACGGGTTATCAGTTGAAAATCCCAGATCATCCAAGGTAAGACCTGTCTCGCCTGCAAATAGACTAGCAAACATTTTCAGTTGTTCTACATACGGCGCCATAGACTGCTGTTCAAACTGTCCAACTGTTGGTGAATCACCATCCTCGTCCTTATCGAGCTGAAGCATAGTTGAGACAGTAGCGCGCCATTTGTCCAGAGCCTCAGCATCTGGGCTTAACCCTAGTACATACTTTTGTGGGAAAGAATAAAACTCTGCTGATACTTCTGAACGCTTGAGCGTTCGCATTGCGCTCTGTTGAATACCTATGCAGGCTCTGGATATTCTTGAATGTCCAAACGGTCTTTTTGGATCAGGTCTAAAAATAACCGGAACGAGCAGTGGATACGGGGCTTTGCTTGAAATAAAATAAGGTGCTTTATCTTTTTCATAAAACCATGTACCCTCTTTTATAAAATAAGCCTCCTTGACCGGTTCATCATGAATATTTCTTTCAAGAACAGCATAACCCTCGCTAAGCATGTAAGTAATAGGATCAATTATTCCTGTGGCGTTTCGACCGTCAATTACCTGCATGCGGGGAAATCCGCTTATATCATTTGAAATATATATGAATGAGCACGATGTAATAAGTGCTGAGATAATCGCACTGTCAAAAAGAACATCAGGATTATTTAACTGATATATTTCATTTATTCCGAAATTATCATTTGAAAATTCTCTAAATGAAAGCCTGTCAGCGATTGAATCAACTGCCTTCGCTGACCATCCAAGACAGCTTTTTAGCCATATGAATTCTTTAGGCATAGTAATATTAAAATCCCTCATGGTATTCTTCATTTCATAATACAGATACTTTTCTTCATTTCTTGGTCTTTTTGATATCAGTTTATTTCTTAAATATTTCATTCCTAAATATGCCGTCATTTTTTCACTCCTTTCGTCTTAATTTATTCGTGAGAAAATATTCACAGTACGCCGTGAAGTAAGGAAAAAAGATTTTAGGGGGTATCATGCCCCATATTTAAAACACCTCTCAAATGGCTTATTTTGACGATTTATAAGCAATCCAGTTGATTGTATGAGGAAGGTCTCTGTTTGTTACTACCTTCGCCTTGTGCATCCCACTGCTTGAAAATAATTTGTCACTCTTTTGTCTGTTGCATGTCCAGTGTGCCAGTTGAAGATTATCAATGTCACTTGGATGTCCTCCTTTTGCAACCGGAATGATGTGATCGATACACGGTGATAAAGGATGCGGATATTTATAACTAAAATCTACCGGCTTTCCGCATATTCCGCACACTGTTTGAGTTGCGTATATTTTCTTTTTGTTTCTTTCGAACTGCTTACGGTGAGACCCATCACGATCTAATCTTTTAATTGCCATTTGTAAACCTTCGCTTTCATACATAAATATTTCCTTCTTCACGAAAAACAAAAAGAAACCCTTTCGAGTTTCTTCTAACAAAGTGTTGATAGTGTAGAGTTCTTTCATACAACTCTACAGTATATACTATACCACCTTAAAGCCGTGCAGAAAGTATCATCATACTAATTTTTTTAAAATATTTGTAGCTTTTCTATATAGATTGCAATTTTCTTTTATCTCATATTCTTTCATAAGCTCACGATAATCAATCTTCTCAATATACATTTTTCTGATAAAATCTTTGTCTTTTTCGTTTTCTATCGATTCTACATACGATAATACTGTAGCTATTCTTTGGTTCCAGTGTGCTAAATTACTGAAATAGATAGAATTATTTCCTTTAAGCCATAAAATCTTAGCATTCTTAGTATCTTTGATTTTATCCATAATAGAATTTATTTGACTAGACTTATCTACTGCTTTAGCAACCGCAATATCTTCTGATGTGTTAGGACTTTTAATATTTTTTAACTGCTCCTCATAATTTTTAATCTTTTGATCATAGTAATCTAAATTATTATAATACCATGCCTCTAGATTATCATGTTGCTTAATATAGTTATGGTACTGCTGCATTTCTGATTTGATTAACGATACATTGATTAATCTATCTACTTCTCTTATTTTCTTTTGTTCTTTGTTAAACACCATACTTAACCTCCTTTAAACGCGCAATATATCCAAGATGTTATATTGCATTTATATTTTCTCTCTAATCTATTGTTACATATGCGATTAGAGAGAATTTTTAATCAAAATAGTTTTTGTTAAATTTCTGTTCTTTTTATAAAGATATAATCATCTTTTTTTATTGCATCCTTAATTAAAACTACAGTTAGTTCACCTGGGTCAATAACAGTACCTTGGTGTGATGTTTTTACTATAAAAAGATGTGTTTTATCATCTTGTACAAGTAATTCATCAAAAATGCTATTTTTATCTATAATTTCATCTTTATATTGCTTTTCGCTTTTGTTCATTTTCTAAATTCTCCATTATAGCAACCTATAGTTGTTTTTGTCATTCTTGTTAATTTGGAATAAATATCCTTTTGATCGTTGATATATTCTTCCTGCAATAGCAGCATCTCTCTTATTTAATTCATCCATTAACAATTCGCTTGAAATAATAGTAGTTAAATTATTATTATAGCGGTAATTAAGCAGATCAAAAGCAATTTCATAAGCATTTTCTGTTGTACTTCCTTTTAGAAAATCATCAATGAATAACACTTTTACTTTCTTTTCTTTTAAAATTGCATATGCATCATTTTTTCCATACATTTTATTTTGTAATTCTCTTAAATACGTAGGCCAAACAATATATCTTACTTCATATCCTGCATCAAGCCAAGTTTTAGCTATAGCACTGCATAGATGTGTTTTACCGCTACCAGGTTGTCCAAGCATTACAAACCATGATTTAGATTTTGTCTTTACATATTCAACTGCTTTGTTTTTAATATTCTTTTGCCATTCATGCTCTGTTTTAAAATCCTTAACAGTAAACTTTAGCAATTCCTCTAAACCGCTATTCCGTGTGTTTCTAATAGCTCTACGTTTAGCCATACATTCGCAATCATGACGCACCGCATGATCATAGCCTTCAACCATTGCATAAAAATAACCTCTATTCTTACAAATAGGACAGTTGATACCATCCTTTTCATTTAAATGTCCAATATTATCGTTTAGAAAATCAGCTTCAGTCTGATACATGCTCGTATCTGCATCATCAGGTATTCCTAAATCAATATCTTTTAAACCAATCACCCTAACACCTCCCCAATACATGATTGATTATTATAATTAGTACTTTCATTTAGATACCCTTCAAATTTTGGACCAAATAGTGTTTCAGGTCTTAAGTATCTATTCATATCAGGATTGTTTAACCAGTCGTTAGTTTTTTTATCAATAACTTTATAAAAATCATCAAGCTGATATCCTTCTTTTAATCTTGCTTTAATAACTGACTGATTCTTCTTTACATTTTTTTTAAAAGATTTACCGGTTTTAGAATTTAAATAATTAATTATTTGCTCGACTATATATATAATATCCTTATCTATACTAACCTTACCTATACTGGGTTTACCATTGGTAGGCATTTGGTTTACCATTGGTATACCAATATCATTATCTATGTAAGAATAAGCATTATTTTCTTTTAAAATAAGTTGATTTTTTTCATCCTGATAAGCAGTTGGTTTATATCTATCATTTCTAAGATAGTTATTCATTCTCCAATGCTTGATGACAATAACACCACTTTCAAATGTTAAAATAAATGATTTTGCAATTAACAGTTTCAAGTCATCATCCGCAGCTCCCACCATACGTTGAATTCTCTTTGGATTATTTACGAAACCGTCATCATCAGCCCGCATATTTAAATGAAAATATAGACACTGTGTTGACATTGGCATATCAAGGAATGCATCACTATCAACTATTGTTTTAGAAAACATTCGTCTTTCAGCCATTTTTAATTACCTACCTCCATAATTTCAACTATTTCTAGAACATAATATTTTTTCCGCGGTTCAGCTCCCCACGCTTCTTTTCCGTATCCCTTTTTAATCTTAACTCGAGCTTTTAAATAAGGTGATTTGCGTGAATAACCATTTCTAAAGATTATATCTTTAAATTCTTGGTAGCCTAACCTTGATTCATAATACTGTTTTATTTCACGATATTCTTCTTTCTTTTCACCGCTTAAAATCATATCAAACCATTTCTTTTTAATCGGTAATACTAACATCTTTATTTCCTCCAAATTTTAATTAAATATCTGATTCCCAAAACAAGAGACAAAATAAACGCAATAAGCATCATTAGAAAAAATACGAATGCTATTTGTTTAGACGTCATTTTCTTTTACCTCTTCATTGATAAATGAGTAGTCAATATCATGTGTTTCTTCAAATTCAAATATTTTGTTATCATCAACAAATAATATTTTAAAACCATTATCAGATAATTCTTCAATCAGTGTTTGGTAATCGTTGTATGAATTTTCATAGTTATCTAAAATACAATCAAATTCATATAATCTCCCCTCTGGAACAACTACATTTATAAATATATTTCGTTTATATCTTTCTGTAATTTGTAGTCTTAATTTATTACTCATTTTCTTTCACCTCATTTTTAACAAATACCAACCAGTGTGTTTTAGAACGTTTATTTCCAAATAACGGTTTTTGATTAAAACACTTCAATACTTCACTAAGTTTTACTTGTTCTTCATTCCATTTAAAAATCAATGTACCGCACGGTTTTAAAACTCGCATACATTCATTAAAACCTCTAGATAAATCATCTTGCCAACTAGCAAAATCCAGCAATCCATATTTTTTAGCCAACCATGAATTTTTACCGGCTTTTATTAAATGTGGTGGATCAAATACAACCAAGTCAAATTCATCATTAGAAAATTGCATATTTCTAAAATCACCTATTACATCTGGATTCACTTCCAATTTTCTTCCATCGCACAAAATGTCACTGTATCTGCGTATATCCATAAATGTAACGTTAGGATTAGTCTTATCGAAATAGAACATTTTTGAGCCACAACATGCATCCAAAATTTTCACTAACACACTCCTCCAATCTCTTATAAAAAAGTTACATAATCCCTAAGAGTGTCAATTTTTTTGATAGATAACCTAAATCGTTTAAACTCTATAGTCAGCAACACTCTTAGCCGATTATTCATTATTATTTTTTTAAAAAAAGTTACCATGCCCCTGATTTACGTAAAATCACACTTTCAGGGTACTTTTTTATGCATCTTCAAAATCATTAAATCCTAATTCTATATACTTATCAGGGTCTATTTCTTTAAGCAGTTTTTCAAACTCCGGCTCACTGTATTCCTCGATAAAAGGTTTATAAGATGGCTTCTCTTTTACATAACCGTGAATGAAATAATTATCTTTATTTGTTTTGTATACATCTATGTCATACCATTCATAAAAATTCATTCCACCAAAACTTGATATTTTTCTTTTATGCATGAAACTGTATATTTTTTCAGCTTTTTCAGTATCATACAGCAAATTACCTATTATCTTTTTCATCTTTTAATATCTCCATATCATATCCGCTTTTTATAAACTCTTCTGCTAATGAAGAATTGATTCCATTTCCTAATTTTACATAAATCAATTCAATATCATCACCGTCAAAATTCGTTTCTAGAAAGCGATTAATTCTGTCAAGCACCTTAGTTCTAAATTTCTTATTACTCCTTTCAGATGAATACGGCATAGCTTTAAGGGCTGAGCGCGAGCAGTACTCTAATACTTTTCTTTTTATATCTAATTCTGTTTTGATATTATCAACTCTAAAGTAAGTATTATTTTTTGGAATTATTATTAATTCCATATTGTAATTTATAAATGAGTCATAAAATATTCTCATAAGTTTTATTAATAACTCAGGAAAAGCTATTGTAGCTTTATCTAATGCTTGTTCCAACTGTTCGATATATTGTTTTACAAGCTCATATTCATCTTCAAAATAATCTCCAGCATTATCAAACAGTGCTTTCAAATCATGCATTACTTCACCTTTGTAAATTGTTCCTTTATTTTCCATAAAATCCACCCCAGTTCTTTACATTGTTGATTAATTGCTTTCAATGTAGCTACGTCTATGCCATAATCACCTACCGTAATTTCTTTATTTGGGCTAAAAAGAAAGTAGTTTATTTCACTTATTTAATAAAGAATCATATTGTCACTTTTATAATATGTATATCCTAATTCCTCAAACATTTCTTTAGCGGTCATTTTCATCTTCCTTTTGACATTTTAATTTTTCACCGCATATCTTTAAAGCCATGAGCGATACCAAATAATTCTGTGATATTCTTTTACCTGCTCTCCACAATTGTGAATCGCATACTTCATCAAACGCTTCTAAATTAGAATTTCTTAAATAACTAATATATTCAATTTCATCATTTGAATTTTCATATAATTCCATAGAAAATTCTAATAATTCTATTAGATCATCACACTCATTTTCGTAGCAAAA